CTAACAATCTTAGAAATGGTATTGCTGCCACCTTTTGCATACCCCATGAGCAATGAAGCCATTGCGTCTTGACCTGTTTTTAGATCAGGAAAAATAGCAAAACGCCCATCGCTACCAGTTGCGCCAAGTTTACGAGCAAAATCACCATACTCAATATTGCCGGGATTGTTGTTTCGCATATTGCGAGGAACGCCACCAGCACCGCCACCTTTTCCTGAAGCTTTATCCTGAGCTGCATGAATACGGACTATTTCCTCGTCTTCACCCTTGTTTAAGCCTTCGCTATGGAATAACAATGCAGCAGCTCCAAAGAGCTTAGAAAACGCTGCTGTAAGCCCTTCACCAACAGAAATGCCAACAATCTTTAATGAAGATAATGCGCCTTGCAAAGTTAAAGCTGCGCCACCGATCAAAGTCAACTGAGAAAGGAAACCGTCAAGCTTTTTATCAGCATTGACAAACCCTTCAAAGAAAGCAGTACCACCTTGAAGAACTGCACTTAAAGCAGGAGCAAGCTCATCCATGAGGGCATTTTTAGCCTTGGAAAATGCTTGACTGGTTTCTGCCCATTGCTTTTGAAGCTTTTGAGCATTTTTGGTATTTTCTTCGGTTACGCCTGAAAGCCTGTATTGCTCGTCATAAAGCTTGCGAACCGCCTCAGATCCTTGAGAAAGGACCATATATGTCTCTTTGTTGATGCCGAGCTGCTGAGCAAGGGTAAGCGTAAGCTGCTCACCATTTTCTGCTTTAAAGCGTTTTAAAGCATCTGCCAGCTTGTAAATATCAACAGTACCCTTATTGATGTCGACAGAAGCCAATGCTCCCAATCGTGCCAATGGGGTAAGAATTGCAGCATCACCAAGTTTGATCCCGGCAATACCTTGTTGCATTGCCTGAATGGAAGATTGGAATGTTTCAGCGTCACCGCCTACTGTTTTAAGTACCCCGCCCCAAGCATCGAGCTCTCGGGCAGACATTTGGAATAATTGTGCATTGCGACCAATAGCAACATTCGTATTGGTCATTTGCTGAGCAAAGTTCGTAAAACCTTTTATACCGACAAAAGCAACGCCAAGGGAGACTAAGGCATTACGAGCCTTTTCAAAGCCGTCACCTACGTTTTTTGCGCCTTGCTGGGTATTTTTAGAAGTCTTTTGGGCTTGCTCGTCAAACTTGCGAAGCTCGTCTACGGACTTTTTTTGCGATGCGTCAAACTTGGATGTATCTAATCCAAGTTCAATTAATAAACTGTCTATGACCGTTGCCATTATTTTTGACTCACTATATAAGCATTATGCCGATCAACAGCATGAATCTCAAGGAGTATCCACATATCCTCAACACCATAGACAGTATCAAGTTCATGGAGGGTAGCCAGTCTTGACGAGACTACTGTTGCTATCGTTTGCGGGGTGGCTTGATACTCAACGAGCCGATTGTTGCTTGTGCTTGCGCTTCTGACTCCGAAGTCGACTTGTCTGCGTCTAAAAAAAAATCCATATGCAGATCCCAAATTGCTTTACGCAACATGAGTCGAGTCTTGACTTCCTCTATGTCATCTTCAATCAAAGGACGTTTGACATTAGGAGACGGGACTATCTGAACACACCCCATCATTTCGTCCAAAAGAGGCTTTGCAGCCTCGAATGGAATCTTGAGAAGGTTCATATAGCCCACCGCCATAAGACCCGCCATTCCCTGAGCAGCTAGGTTATCCGGGATCTCAATACCAGCATTGCCGATAGCGAGAATTACCCTGAAAGCCCAGCTCTCAGCTTGTGAGGCAGACATTTCAGTGATAAGGAATTGCTTGCCCTTATCACGTCCTGCGTCCGCTACGAATGTCGACTCTTTTCGTGCCATGTTTTATATCGCTGCCATGTTAAATTTGACCGCCAATAATGCGCTGCCAAGTAATCTCATAAACGAGTGGTTGCAATGTCTTTTTAACTGCAGGGAACGGAGTCGCTGAAGTTAAATAGCCGTTTTGCAAAGTATATACCATACTTGTTGAAGGCAGGGTAATGGATCCACTTGCTGAAAATACATCGACAGCAGCATCTTGAGCGTTGCGCCATGCGTCAAATAAGAAAACGCTTGGGCTATCTGCTTGAAGGTGAATGGTCATCTTGTAAGGTACAAATACCTTACCTGCGCTCAATTTACCATCTACGCCCATCAAGATTTCTGACTGTTGAACGGCTTCACCTTCAAAAGCATCATCCACTGCATAGCCTTGGATTACTTGAGGAACTGGGAAGTAGTTATTGATCGCTAATGAAAGGACCGAATTTGCTGAGGTTATTGTTGACATAATTTATCCTTATTGAATTGCAATAGAAGCCATAACGATTTGCTGAACTGCCTCACCATCTTGGTAATACAAGGTGATTGGAGGAGACTGACGAGCAGCACGAGTCTGAGCAGTAGCTGGAAGAATCTGCAAGTAGAAGCCTTGAGAAGCAATAGTAGGAGCAGCGTTAAAGCCTAAAGCATACTGAATTTCAGCAGCTTGAGCAGCAGAAACGTTGATACCAGCACGAATTGCGCCAAAGTTTAAACCAGCATTGATTGGATCAAGAGCAGCAGAGTAGATCAAACCGTTACCTTGTGAGTTGTAAGGAACTGCGCCAACAGAAGTCAACAAGTTAACCATAGCCAACTGCAAGTTTGCATTGAGCCAAATTTGATTCAAATAGGTATCAGCCCATAACCACTTGCCTGAAACAGATCCGGGGAAGAACCAGTTAGCGTTGTTAGCTGGATTGTTTGAACCCCAAGCACCGTAAGCGTTGTATCCGTTAGCAAGAACCGCAGCGTATTGAGTTGAAGTTGTTACTGAAGGGACAAGACCTGATTGTGATTTGAAGTCAAGAGTTGCACGTCCATTGAGACGATTAAAGTTCAATGAGGCTGCAAATCCACAAACAAACGCTGCATGAGTGTAATCACCAAAAATAGGGCAACTACCGATCAGTTGGTTAACTTGCAAATAATCACCGAATGTAGTGGTGCTAGAAGCAATCAAAACATTAGGATCGGAGTCTTGGCAAACATATAACCAACGTGGTGCAGCAGAATTGCTCCATTGTGCAAAAGCTTCTTTTTCAGACAGTTGAGCTTCCCAAGCAGTCATGAATGTTGCCCAGTTTTGATTCTGAGTCAAAATACCAGCCATGAATGAGGCAGGAGTTGCTGCGTCAGCACCTTGAGACAAAATTGCGCCAGTTGCTTGAGTCAGCATCAATGCAGTTGCCAACGTGCCAGTAGCTGCATAGCTCATAGTTTGAGTTGCGCCAGTCGTATTTGTTGTAAATACGAAAGACGAGCTTTGTGAGCTATAAGTTACTGTGAAACCGGGAGTTGTAAAGGCAGCTTGAATGATTGTGGCAGCATTGCTAAAGCTGGTTGCGCTAGTCAAATTGATTGTGCCGGAGGTTTTAACAACGCCAGCAACAGTAATCGACAAAGTACCAGTCAAAGCTTGCAACTGACCAAGGGTCATATTTGCCAAAGATCCACCTGTTAACCAGCCAGCAATAGCTGTCTCAGGATAACGAGTCATCAACAGAGTTCCGGGAAGCTGAGTGCCACCGTCATATCCATTGAAATAAATGTTTGCAATCGCAGCTTCTGTGGAGTTCGCACCGAAATAAGACTGAACGCCAGCAGCGTTTGCGAATGTAAGGATTGAACCGTAAGGAGCAGCAGCATTTTGAGTAAGCACGAGACCGTTTAGGTCAACTGCTACACCATTAGCCGATAAAACTGACGGTACGACTTGGACTACTTGCGAAAAAGGAATGGTACTCATAAATTCTCCTAGGGGTTAAATGTCTGATCGATTGGAGCAAGTTCAATATCTACTGCAATCATGGATTGCTGTGTCGTTGAAAGGATTGGGTTGTATTGCAAACTTCCAGCTAATCTCCATCTTTGCTCATATTGGGCTTCACCGTCTATAAGTGGAATTTGAACGGGGTCATCTGCATATAGTGGTTGAATGTTCAAAGGAAAAATATCCGTTGCATATTCATCTCGAAATAAAGACACAGTTTTCATGCACCACTCTTGAGCAATAGGTCCATAAAAATCTAACTGCATATCGATTTTTGTTGGTGTAAGGATATTCTTTCCTTGAGCAATGGGATCATAAGAATCCACATTAAAAGATAAGCGATCCATCCCAATATTGTTCATAGCAACAAAACCACCTTTAGGCATTGACACTCTGTTATCTTGAGCTTGCACAACTTCTGTACCCGCTGGAAGAAAAGTATTAAAAAACACCACTAAAGCTCTAAATACGTCTTGGTCGACCAAATCAATAGTAACTGACATATTCAATCTTGTTGAAGGGTAACAATTACATGACACCAATCAGGCCATGTTTCCACGACTTGAGTGATCAACCAATTCCTAATAGTACCATTGGGAACCTCAGGGAATCGTAATATATC